CCGGCTTTCGTTTTATTTCTTTCCTTAACCCTAGCGCGGCCAATGCTGCATCTGCGGTTTTTCTGCTATATATGCAAGCACCTAATGCAAGCCAGTTTTCTATGTAACTCAAGACATATCACCTCTTACTGCCATTTAATATATTGATCGCAACGCTTCAAAATGTCTTTCACTAATTCCAACGGAATACTTGACCTTACGTTATACCTATTAACACCAGTTATATTCAGCTCATTGAATTTGATAGTGTTCTTTATATCATCTTTCAATAACTTTAAATCAATATTGCTGGCAAATTTTGTAGGCTTTTTAATTGGGTAATCATAATTGTTGTAATAGGTTAAATTCTCATAAGGAACATCGAACCCTATTACATTTGCTATGTATTCCCATATCCGCCCATATGCTGGGTTTTCAATCACGAATACTTTAGGTTGATAACGCTCAATGATTTTCAATGTGTTGTATATGCACATCTCACCATTGATACGTGTTAGAAATGACTTATCATATTTGAATTGGTAGTTTTTATAATCAGCTTGATTTCTGATTGTGAATTTACTACCTTGTTCATATTCACCAAATAGATTGATAGTCATATCCTTTTCTTGTTTCCAGCAAGCGTTTCCGCCTTTCATAGCACTTGCCACGCTCCAACTTTCACATGGTGGACTAGCTAGAATAACATCAGGTCTATCTAGCTTATCCAACTGTTCCCATAATGCGTTCGGTTTATGTAGCGTATTAACTGCAAGGTCTTGTTTGATACACGCATCACCGATGCCTATTGATGTGATCGTATGTTGCCCCCCCCATATTCACGTTATATTCATCTAAGCCTTGACGATAACACCCATTGCCATCATCAAACAACCCCCATATATGCAATTTCTTTTTTGCTCCTTCCTAATATTTACCTATACGCCGCTTGATGCGGTTATTGCTATCTTTTACATACCCAAACACATCGCCCCGTATATCACGGGTTTCTATTTCTTTTTTTCTGTTGGTACTGTATTTGATGTAGGCCGCGCATGTACTATGGCAGCCTAACACCCTATACTCACAACCCTTACATGGTGATTTCATTTTTATTCACCTTTAAAGAACACTAACCAAATTGTTTTACCGCGCCGTTGCCCTAAAATTGGTTCAATCGGCAACAACGGGCGCACCTTTGGCAAGGTTATTTGTTCTTCATTCCACTTAAAAATTAACGTTCCATTTTGTTTGAGTACCCGCCAACATTCTGCAAGGCCCTTTTTATATCCTCTTTCCATTCCGGCCCTAATGTTCCGTATTTCATTTTTAAAAATGATGTGTTGCCAGCACTCACCAGATGCGGCGGATCAAACACAACCAAATAAAATGTTTCGTTTTCAAAAGGCATTTCTCTAAAATCTGCAACTATATCCGGTTTTACGATTAACTTCCTACCGTCGCATAGTGTTGCGTTTTCCGTTCGGTTATCCATGTAAACCGTTTCTTTATGTTCTCTATCGAACCAGAACATTTTAGAACCACAACACGCATCTAGTATTTTCATAACAACCCTTAGAACGGAATATTTTCATCGTTCCCCTTATCATCTGCAAAATTATCGAAATTGCTGCCAACTTCCGCATCATTTAAAGCGGATACGCCTACAAAACTTGCAATAACTTCTGTTACATATTTCTTTTGGCCGTCTTGCGTTTCATAACTTCTTGTTTGAATTCGTCCTTCAACGAATAAGCGGTTCCCCTTTCTATAGTTGCCTACTGCTTCGCCCAGCTTGCCCCATGCAACACAATTCACGAACGCCGTTTGTTCTTTCGTTTCATTTGTAGCGCTATCAATATACGTGTTACTAGCTGCAACTGTGAACGTCGCAACCGCGCGACCTGTTTGTGTATAACGTACTTCTGGATCACGCGCAAGATTTCCCAATAATTGAACACTATTCATATAACTACCTCTCTATTTTTTAATTCTATAGGGCAAATTCGTTCATTTTGCCCCGTCTACTATTTCGCCCTTATGATTTATCATTGACGGCTTTAAAATTCCATACAACGCATTTAAACGATTTTTTCCATTCTAAACAATTCATCAAGCGTTAAATTTGTTTGTAATTCGTCATTAACATTTTCTTGAATTGCAAGCATTTCCGTTAATCTAAAATCAAATAGTCCGCGTTCGTGCTTCTTGTATGTTTCTGGTGATACCCCGGCAATATCTGCCATATCTGATTGTGTATACCCTAACAATTCCCTACATTCGATTAATTTCGGGAATAAATTATATTTTTTGTTCATTCCAACACCCCCAAAATCAACTTTTTACTTTCGTCCGAAATATCGGCATCTTTAACCATGTTTTTAAGGTCTACCGGTTCGTGCTTTTCAATCTCAACCAAATGGCCGTTATCTAACATCTTAATTTCTGTATTTCGTGGCATATTAAGTTCTGCACGTTTACGCGCTTCCATTAATAAGCCATTACTTTTGATGCTTTCCGCAATTTCCATATTTCTTTGTTCGCGTGCTGCCAACTGCTCATAAGCCTTACAAAACTGGCTCATTGCTGCGCTTTCGTTATAGCTTTGGCAGTTTCTTGGGTCAAAGAAACGCCATACAGTTTTAGCCGCAAGCCTTGTTATACCTTCCAACTCATCAAGGCCTTTTTCATATCCTACTTGGCTTGCCTTTTTTCTCACTACTTCCCATGCATCTTGCGCAATCAATCGTTCTTCCTTTCCGTTCACATATCCGGAAATTTCTGCTGCTTTCTTTCTGATTGTGGCAACGGCTGGAACGAATTCGCATGTATTAATACATTGCTTGATTGCTTCGGCCAATGTTACCGGGTTGATATCCTCTAACATGTAGGCGTACATTTTAACTTTTGCACTATCGAATTTGTCATATATCAATAATTGGCCCGTAGCCTTCAACGTTTCCGGCTTCATTTGTTCCCCCTTCAACCGCATCAATTAAAGCAGCTAATTCCGCCACTTTCCTTTCCGTATCAGTCATGGCTGCCATTTCATTTGAATTAAGATATGTATCAAAATGACTTGGCGCAAATAACGTTTTTGGCGTTAAATACTTTTCTAGCTTTGTACCTTTCCATTCACGGCATTTTTTATCAATCACCGTTTTAAAATCGTCAACCGTATAACCTTCTTTCAAGCGTGATCTAATTGCTTGTACATATGGTTTAGTTGTAGGTTTAAATTTAGAACCAGTTTTAAGATTAAGATATTCGATAATTTCAATATGAGAATTCGCCACATCGTCATGTGAAACATGACATATTGTTTCTTTTCTATTCTCTTCTTCTCTTATCTTATCTATTCTTATCTGTGTATCCAGATTGTATCCATTTTGTATACATTTTGTATCCATGTAGGTATTATCTGGGTTTGTCGGTTGCCCTACCACTTCATAAACCTTATTTTTTAGTTCTACGCATTTTGCTTCCGGTAATTCTGATTTTGAATAACGATCACTTTGTACATAGTTATGTATCCGCCAATGTCTAATGACAATAACGCCAGTTTCAAAACCAATCACAAACCCTTTTGCGTTAAGTAGTTTTAAATCATCTTCCTTACACCCCGTTATACGCATAATGCTTTTTGGCGATTGAATAAAGCCGTCATCATCCGCCCTTAGCAATAAATGAAAGTATAGGCATTGTGTACTTTGTGGCATATCTAGGAAATTATCTGTATCAATAATTTTCTTTGACATCATTCGCCGTTCTGCCATTGTATTTTTGAATTCCTTTCTTTTAACACTTCCCGTATTTTCTTGGCATCGCTGCCATGTGCTTTTGTATGGCAATCACGGCATAAGCAAGCCAAATTATTAAGATTTGATAAACCGCCTTGACTTCTGAAAGTTATATGATGTACTTCCGTAGCCATTGCACCACATAGCACGCATAAACCCTCATCGCGTTCATACGCCCATTTTCTGGTACGGGCATATAGAACGTTATCGAGTTTCTTTCGCTTGTTCATTGTTCCCCCATTCATTTATTAATGAGTTGATATAATCATTATTTTCTAAAGGTATGTTTAATTGGTTGCACTCATCAACCAATGCATCAATCAAACGCCGCATTTCATCTACCGTGTATACGCTGCTTCCGTGATATGCGCGGATAATCGTATACCCTTCCATTTTTGCCGGCCCCGCATCTTCTGCGTGCCAGCCTAACCCGTGGCCGTGCCAAATTTCAATAAATCGCCCTACGGCATCGTTTTTTATTGGTAGATATGTAAAGGTACCAGCTTCTTGAATAACACGCTTATACACGTCATTTTTTGAGATATAGGCGTTCTTTGAAAGTTCACGCGCTATCTTATCGCATAGAACCCATGCGTAGGCGTTGGCATTTAAAGAACGCTTTTTAGATTTCTTTGTTAGCGTTACCGTATATTCTGAATTTTCATCAATTTTGTTGATTTCTTCATCTTTCGGCGCTGGAATTAGAATGTTATAACCTAACGTTTTAACTACTGCAATTCCCTTTGTTACCCATTTCATTATTTAGCGCCTTTTTCGATGAATTTCTTCAACCACTCCAACGCTGCAACCATTTCAAACTCATCTAACAACGCAAGGCGTGGTTTCTTGAATTCTATTGCAATGTATTTTGTAATTTCTGCCGGCGGTACATTGTTATCTTTTGCAATCGTGCAAAATTCTTCATATCCGGCAATATGTTTTTCTTTTGGCTTAGTTGCTGGCGCTGGTGCTGCATTGCCGCCCATTGTGTAACGCACGGCGCCTTTACTATCAACAATGATTAACTTGCTAATATTTCGATTTTCGTCATATTCAATTTCTTTAACTGTAAATTTTGCGTATGATTTAGGTTTTCCGTCCTTGCCTTTGTACCATTCGCCGCTTTGTAGGTTTATATAGGTAAATGGTGCGGAGTATAATTCCCTACCGATACCCCAGTTAAAGCATGCACGCTTAAAACTGTCAGATGCTTGGCCTTTTTCCTTTTCCGTGTTGCTTTCTGTGCCTACGTCGGACTTGCCAACCCATTCGCCAGTATGTTCGTTAAAGATTGAAACTGTGCAATACAATCTATCGCCAATGATCGTATGCTCACGTTTCCAATTTAATGCGCCTACAACTTCATCAAGCAGCCGCATGTCAACGCGTGCATCTTTATATAGCAGCACTACTGCGCCTACGTTTCCATTCTTTTCGTTTAGTGATTGAATACGGCAATCTATTTCATTCGCTTTTAGTGTTCTAAATTCCATGTTTCACCGCCTATTTAATATAGAAATTCATGTTTGTTCTAACTTCTGCACCTTCCACCACTTCACCGGCTTTAATCGCTTTTTTAATGGCAGTTTTATCGGCTTTAATTTCAACCTTTGTAAAGTCCGCTGGAATTACATCAAGGTTGATAATTTCAACACTTTCTGATTTTCTATAACCAGCTTTAAAGGTGCCAACTTCTAATTTTTCAATGCCTTTTTGTTTCATAGAATATTCGATATTGTTTTTTAAGGTTTCAATAGTGCTTTCTTTTGATTTTTTTACTTTGTTCAATCTATCAATTTCTGCCTTAATACCTTGAATATCGGCTTCAACATTAACCATGTATTTAGCCGTGTTTTCGATTTTTTCCTCAATGGATAAATCAAGCATTTCCAATGTGTTTTGGATTGCTTCGATTTCTTCCGGCGTTTCGGCTGCTTCAAGCATTGCGGATAGTTCCGCATAATCTTTGTTTAATGTATAAATGCTACTCATTTTTATTTATTCCCTTTCAAGAACGCAATAATTTCCGCTATGTCATTATTCGTTATAGTTGAACCCATTAAAGAACGATGTTCTCCCATAGTTATATAAATTATTTTGCCTTCATATATTGCGTATACATCATAAGTAAAAAGAGTTTCTTCACCTTTTTCATCGATTTTTCTAACGCTAAAACCGATAGAAATTTCTTTATCTGCTATTTTTTCACATAGTTCTGTGAACATTGCCGAAACTTCGGCTATTTGTTTTTTATTTAATTGCCAGTCAAAGTCCATTTTTTACACCTTGCCACCTTAACGCGCATATGATATTATGCGGTTAAGATGCTTTAATAACTCACTTTTCGCATCTGCCCTTTAGTAATTGCCGTTACTATTGGGCCTTTTTTAATTTATCAATATAGATGCCACTATATAGCAGCGTAATGCCTAATAGGCCTTGTAACATTGCTTCATAAAATGTTAATACGTCAATCTCTAATGATCCCGGCGTACCTAACAACAATACAAAACCTACAATTTTCATAATGCTAGTCATTGACAAATTCCCCCGTAATCGCCAGTACATTGCTGGTGATTTTTTTTATACTGTTTTTTAGTTTTGCGTTTTCTTTCGCCAATTCTTCATTTTCTGCTTTTAATGCCCGGTAATTAACTGCATTTATTTCGGTTTCTAATCCGGCTATTTCTTGAATTTCTTTGACTGAAAATAAAACGCCCGGTAATTTTGTTAGCTGGTGAATTGTGCCAGCGTTTCGCAAGTTGTATACCGACGATTTAGAAATGCCTAAAACTTCGGCCACTTCTTCCACGGTATACGTTAGTTTCATTTCGTAACCCCTTTCATCAATTCAGATAAACCACAATTAAAGAAGTGCGCAACCTTTACAAGGCTACTAATACTTGGCGATTGTTCGCCGCTTTTCCAGCGTGATATTACGCTTTCAGAAATCCCCGTTTCTTTAGATAACTTATAGGCGGTAACGCCTTGTTTATCCATTAACTGGAAAATGTTTTTTACTGTTGTTTTTATGGTTTACACCCCCTTATTTAAAATGTTATACTTGCGTTATAGCAAGTAATAAATATTTCACCTTTCACCACTTGCTATAACACGATTGTTTATAAGATTGCTTGCGTTTTCGCAACTACCTTATGGCTTTATTATACGTGCGTTAACGCAAGTAGTCCAATAAACATTTCGTAAATTTTATAAATTTTTATTTATAGTTTGCGGAGGTTAAACATGTTTTACCAAAAATTCTGCGATGCAATGCGAAAAACTGGCGTTTCCATGTATCAAGTTTCAAAGGAAACTGGCATTGCTCAAAGTACTATTTCGCGTTGGAAAAACCAAAATTCTACACCCAGTTTAAAAACAGTTAAGATTTTGGCTGATTATTTCAACGTGCCAACCTCTTATTTTACTGAGGGCGTAGAGGGAACGCCTAAAGTTAAAAAGCAAGATAATTGTATTGATTTAAAGAAAATTACGGATAATGCTTTAGTATGTTATTACGGTGATCGTGAATTGACGGCATCGCAAAAAGCTAAAATATCCAAAGTATTAAAAGCGGTATTAGACGATTAATAATATTCAAGGGGAATTGTTAGCATGTTCAATATGTGTTCTTTTGTCTTAGATTTGATTAATTCGCACGGCTCAAATGAACCGCGCTATATAGCAAGTAAATTAGATATTAAAGTTATATATAAGCCATTGCCGGCTTGCGTTAGCGGCATAATGATTAAACCGGAGATTAAAAAGGCTATTATTATTAATAGCCGGTTAAGTAGGCGCCAGCAGCGTATGGCGCTTGCGCATCAATTAGGGCATATATTTCTTCATAAGGATTATGATTTATTTAAGGAAATAGATGCCGATTTACGTAGAAAGCTGGAACATGATGCGGATACATTCGCGCATATATTGTTAAATAAAGGGGTTCAAAATGGAAAAGAAACATGCGATTAGTGTGGCTTGTTACCAAAGTATTTTTTATTTAATTATTGGCTTGGCGTTAGGCCTTATTCCGTGGCAAGAACATCGGTATATATTGATGCTCATATTAATGGCCCTATTCATTGCTGCGCATTACATAGCCAAATATTCATTAAAGGAATTAGACGATGCAGTTCAACATAACCATAAGAAAAAAGGATAAAGGGTATCAATGTATCGTTTCATACAAGGACGGCAATCGCTGGCGCCAGAAATCTAAACAAGGTTTTGAAACTCAGAAGGCGGCAAAAATCCACGCGCAAACGATCATTGATAAACTAAAAAAGACTATCACCGCAACCGATGATAGTCTTAGAAATATAACTCTTATTGATTTTTTTAACATTTATATTAGAGAAAACAAGCCGCGCGCATTTAATACATACCGCGCTTATGTTCGTACGTTTGATATATTCAAACCTATATTTAGCGAAAAAATTGCGAATATTACGCCGTATCACGTGAAACGCATATTGAATGATACAACATATGCAACGGCTTCAAAAAACCTCGCATTGGGCATAATTCAGCGTTTATTTAGTTATGCGGTATACCAATATAAAATAATTCCTATAAACGAATTAAAAGTTATACCGCGTTTTAAAAATAATAAGCCTATTAAAATAAAGGCATTATCAGATATAGAAATAGAAACATTTTTAAACGCCGTAAAGGATAGAAACTATAAATACTATGTTATATTTTCTATTGCTGCCTATACCGGCATGAGATACGGCGAAATTATTGGCCTTACTTGGGAAAATGTTGATTTGGATACCAACATCATAAACGTAGTGCAGCAATTTGGGGCGATTGATTATAATAAATACGCATTAAAACCGCTTAAATCAAAAAATAGCTATCGGCAACTACCTATACCACCCGTATTAGCAAGAATATTGAAAGATTACAAAGGAACATATTCAACTGGCCGCCTTTTTAATAATAGAATTAGCAGCAGTTGGGGCGCATCGCAAATAATGAAAAGTTTCTTACCTAATAACTCCATTCATGATCTACGCCATACATACGCAACTAAATTATTATCAAACGGCGTAGATATTAAAACAGTATCCGCCCTATTAGGTGATAGTTTACCGACGGTATTAAAAACATACGTTCATTTTTCAGATGATATGCGACTAAAGGCAGCCGATAAAGTTGCCAATATTTTTGGATAATTATTTTTGCCGAATTTTTGCCGTTGATATATAAAAGTGCTTTAATTAAGGCATTTTATATACTATTTGTTATATCTCATTTATTATATCGTATATGATAATTTTTATCCATGAAATAGCACATTGTAGTTTTTAACTGATTGGCAATAACGTAAATTTTAAAACGCTATCCACAAAATTATATAGTTTTACATGAAATTTTTGCCGTATTTTTGCCGTCAAAATAAAAAAGAGGGGTACCGCTTATGGTACCCCTTTCTTATTAATCTAATTCAACAAGGCGTTTTAATTCGCCATTTACAAACCACATTTCACATCGTACGTTGTTATGGTCTGTTAAGGTTGCAGTGTATAAACCGTCTTTCTTTGGTTCTACTTCTTCTGCGAACATATGAGTTTTGCCTTCAAATGTAAATGTTTTCATAATATTTCCTTTCCAACTGTCAACTAATAGTTTACTGTTGCAATCCGTGCAACTCGGAGATAATCGGATCACCTACCATTTCGCAAATGTATAAAGCATGCTGGCTCCTTTGAAATGCTTCCCGTCAAAATGCGCTAGGCCTTGAAAGTCGCCAGCTTGATAACCTACCGTTTCATATACCTTGCCTGTATCCAGTACAGTAACGCCGCCCATTACGCGATGCGCTTTGTTAAGGTTGATTTTGTATACATCAACCTTGTTTTCATCGGTATTTTCAACAACTGCGGTTCTATCGCTTTTTTCAATAGCTTCCTTGGGAATATTCGGCGATTTATCCTTAATAGCATTTTTCGTAACTACTGCCGCATCATGTAGCGTTGGCGCCTGTGTATAATACGTTGCTACCGGCTGCGCGGTTTCCTTATACGCAATAACTTCCGTCGCTTCCTTTGGCGTGATTTTTAATGTATCCGCCATTTTGTGCGGGTTCTTCGCTATGGTCTGATTAATAATAACCGGTTCTTGTAGCTTTTTGGTATGCATTACGTTATAGGCGAATAAGCCAGCGACTACCACCAGCAGCATAAGTAATGCTACTGTGATAACTGGTAAATACGCCCTTATGAATTGCTTGATAGTATCCATACAATACCCCCGTTAGATAGGCCAATTCAATACTAAATCCGCATCAAATTCCTTGCCTTCAATGTTTTCAGTAAATGTATATTGCCACAAATTAGCGCCTTCATAATCGCATTGACTATTTAATTGTGCGCACCAAATAGCGCACCCGCCCAACTGGCTAATATCTAGTACATTTACTAACCAATCATAACTAGCATATAGGCCGGTATTTACATACCCCGATTGCCATAATTTATTGATGAACACGCTGCATATATTAGTTAGTTGCTGGTCTGTTGGCATGCCACGTTCTGCCTTGTAGTCGTCAGCATCTTCCATGTCAAACCATACGCCCATTGGCAACTTATCAACAGTTAAACCGGCATCATTAAGTGTATTTAGTACAAATTCGGCTTCATCTGCTGCATGTTCTTCATTCATTGCATAGGAATAATGGTATACGCCAACCGCCAAACCGGCATTAATAGCACCATTAATATTGTTATAGAATTCACTATCTAAATTACCACGGCCATAACCGATGCGAATGATCGCGAAATCAAACCCATTAGCCCTTACCGCGCCCCAATCAACTACGCCGTTATTTTCGCTTACATCAATACCTCTCATGGTACCCCCTTATAATTTCACCTTGTTTTCAATTTTAGTTCGGATTAAATCAAGGAATTTACCTAGCATCACATTCCCGCCGTCGCGTAGGTTTTCCATAATAGATAGGAATTCACAGGAACCCAAATATAACCATACCAACGATACCGCGAATTGCTTTTGACCGCTCATTTCATCGAATAACACGGCCGCCATTGTAGCTGCTACATATGTTAGGATTTTAAACACAAACCCTTTTCGCATGTATCGGCTGGAAATTAGGCCCTTTTCAAATGCAAGCGGTATTGCGCGGTACTTTTCCCATACGGCCATTTGGTCTTTATCGTATCCGTATTCATCAATTAACATTTGATAGGCAATAGCCGCCCATTTAGTGAAAAGGTCGATGAATACCAATAAAATAAACACGCCCAAAATCTGGACGTGTTTAATTCCAATAAGCCATATTGCGACGGCTGCCGCACCACTTAATAACGCTTTCAATATAAAACTATCTGTTAAAGAGTTCCAACCCTCAACAAAAAACTTCAAAATAAACTCCATTATGCGCCCCTTATTTAACCTTACCTAAACCATAAACGCTGCGCGCTATATTGGCTTTTCTCATATTGATTTTGTCTAATTGTTCCCTCTTTTGTTCGCCGCTCATGCGTTCATTATTAATGATCGCTTTAGATGCTTTGTTTAAACCTTTTAGGCTATCACTTGCATTTTTGAGTTTTGCGAATTCTTTGGCATCGTATCCGTCTGGCCGTTGCCCCGTTAGTTTGAATTCATTATGTAATTTTTCTTGTTCCTTATAATCATCATATACACGCTGCACGCTATTAGATGATTGATAAGGAGCCGCCGTGAACCCTCTTAACCCCGGCGCTTCGTACCATTTTTTAGATGCATTATTTTCTTTCGCACCAGTAGCCGCATCAATGCCGCTTAAACCTAAACCAGCAAGGCCGCCGCCGTACCCTCTTATTGTATTATCTACAATATACGGCGAAACGTTGATTTTATCGCCTACGAATTTTGCTACTTCGCTTGTATTTGCGCCATATTGTAGGTGTGCCGGTAAATTTTCTTGAGATTGTGGAATTAAATTCCTTTGTCTGAATAGCGATTTATTTGTCATGGCTTCAAAAATCGGTATAACGGCAGTAGGCATAAAACTCGGAGCCATGCTATCAATAACTCTTTCCCCGAAACCTTTAAACCCTACGCCATTACGCCCGCTCTTTTTATCGTCCATGTACTGTAACATGCGTTCAAACGCCGTACCGAATAAGATGCCAGCTTCAAACGGCTTAGGAATTTTATACATATTTTCTTTACCCGGAATTATCCAAAATGTATCTTTCTCCCATTGTGGCAACTCTTGGTATCGTTCATCGTCTTTATTCATATACCATAACAAAACACTTGGTAACGTAATATATAGCATGGTTTTAACCGTCATACCGCGCGGGTCTTCCTTAAAAGCACGGGCCATTTTGTCGGCGCCTTGAATTGTAGCATTAAAAAAGGCTATTACTTGATTTGCTTTTTTAGTATGCGAACCCCTACGGCTAAAATCTAACGTTATATCACGGCTTTCTAGTGCTGCTTCTCTTGCAGTTAAAGGCTTTCTATCTTTACCAAATAGGCGATTACTAACCCCAGTATAACCCTTTCGTGCATTATCGAATTCCGCCAATCGTGTTGCCATTTCTGTTGCTTCACTCATGGCGCGTAATACTTCAATAGGGTTTTTAATCAACTTAGTAGCCTTACTTTCACGGCTCATAATATCGCGTAATTGGCCGCCTAAATAGTCGCGGTCTAACGAAACCATTGCCGCATGTGCTGCACCGGATTTCATGTATTCCCAATATAAATCACCTTTTTTAAGGAATAATGATAACCCCTTAAAAGTATCAAGAACAGGAATAAAACCGTGTTTGGAATAAATAGATGCGCCTATCATATCGCGTACAGGGTTCCGCAAGATAAATTCTGGTGATAATGTAGCACCAGCGCGTAACCAGTTGGCCGGATATGACAAGATTTTTGCAACCATGTTTGATTGGTCTTTATCTAACATGCGCATCGTTTGAATAAGTTCCGGCGTTGTTTCATATGTTACTTTTTCGCCGTTTTCCCAAACGTTAAAGGTATTATCTGTTGCCGCTTTGTTACCGTTTACACGTTCCACTATTTGCCCTACGCCGTTTTTATCGGCAAGTTTTGCAAATGTACGCCCAACGTGATTGCGTTCTACTGCGTTATAGAATTGGAACGTATTCTTTACGATACTTTCCAACGGATCTATAATATCGCGCGTGCTACCTTTGAAACGTTTTACCGGACTGGATACATCAACAAAACCCTTGCCACCAGATAAGAACGATTGCATGCCAGCATCTGACATATCACGGAAAAATGGAATGTAATGCGGGTACATTTTGCGCATTGTATGATATGCCTTAGCTGTCAACATGCCTTCTTTAACTAACATCTGCAACATATAATCTTGATATTTATATATTGCAACTGCCGCCTTTTGAAAGCGTTCGTTTCTGGCGTGCTTACCTAATACGGCAGCATCTTCGGTATAATCAAACGTTGCTTTTTGTTTGTTTTTATGTAGGTCTAAATCGTGCAAGGCTACAAGATATGCGGAGAATTCCTTATGTTCCTTTTCGCCTATGCCTTTCAAAATATCTTTTAACGATTTGATGCCATGTTCCGGTGCGCCGTGTTCAATAAGCGTTTCTGCTTTACCTACCCAGCCACGCGCTAACCACGCTTGCATATATGGATTATCATCAAAGGCAATCTTTTCGCCTGTTTGGCGTTCGACTTCCTCAACTAAATCCTTCAACGGGTTCAATTCATCAACGGCTTTAGTGTATACATCATTTAACGCTTTTTTAATTACGTCTTTAGCTTCGCCACGCTTAACCGCATCAATGGCTTGGATTACTTTACCTTTACTTTCAAACGAAATACTACCTTTGATACGTTCCGCCCCGCCTTGACGGTGCCATTCATGAACCAGCTGCGATAATTTATTGGTTATACCGTTTAATTCTGGTTCATTCTTAATCGCTTCCGTAAAGTGGCTATAAAATTCTGGAAATTCCCGTTTTGCTTTCGCGCGATCACTTACATAATCTTTGAAGAATTCAGCGTAACCTTCGCCACGTATTCCGTCCATGCCTAACTTATTGTATGCTTTTCCGAAACGGTCTTGAATAACGCCGTTAAATTCGGTATTGAACCGTGCATCTTTACTGAAACCGAAATAATTATCTACATAATGCCCTAATTCATGCATGATAACTGGAATTTCTCCATAATTACCGCTACGAATTACATCGGTTTTAGTGTTATACCAGCCGCGCACATTATCACGGCCCAAACGGCCACTTTTAACACGTTGATTAAATAGGTTATTAACCGCATCTAATATTTCCCTACGCGTTACGCTTCGGCCTAATCGCCCTACTTCATCAATACCAGTATGTGGCGTATCCTTACCCATTGCGCTATATTGTAGTGCTTCCGTAGGTTTAACGCCTTTACTTTCTAAATAACGATTTGCCATTGCTTCGTTGCCGTCAAAGGCTTTTACAACTGCATCGCGTACTTGCTCATGCGTTGCATTGTCTAATAGCTGGCTAGGTTGCTGCGCGTATTTGCTAACGCCACCTTCTGCCGGTTCTGCTTGCATCAACTTCAATTCTTGCGTATCTGCAATTAGTTCGGCAGCACGATCACGGCGAACCGTTTCCATATATTCGTTGCTCAATCGTTCAACTGGTACATCTAGGCTTTCAGATAATCGAACCTTCACCGCATCAAGTTCCGTTTTTGTAATATCTGGCTTTGTGGCTTTGTTTAAATCTTTCAATAATTCCGTGTTAGAATTTACTTTATTTTCTAATTCGGTATATCGTGGATCAGATGCATCATTTTTCAATTCATTTATGATAGTTTCTTTTGCTTTTTGCGGTAAATCGTCAAGTGCATTTCGTAAACTTTCGTTCGGTGCATCTTCTTCATACCTAAATTGAGTATTTGCATCGTTTTCAAGTGCTTTTTCTTCAAATTTAGGTTTTTCACCCTCTACAAAGTCAGTATTTATGCGGTCTTTTGGCTGAAATTCATTTATTTCGCCTGTACGGGTCGTTTCGCTTTCGCCTTGATAGTTTATACCTAAATCTTCGTTTTTAACTGATTTTTTATCGGTATTTTCTACAAAACTGTTTAAATCGGTATGTGGTTCTTCACCATTTACTGGTTTTTCGTTTTCTATAAACTCATCTTTGAATGGTTGTTCATAGTTTCGATAATTAGGGTCTAGCGTATTATCTTTAAACGATGTATTATCACGTGGCCCATTTTCGTATTTGCCATAATTGCCTTTAAATGTATTTTCTGCAATTTCCGCACGCATTGCATCATTTGCAACTGCTGGGTCTGGTCTTTCGTATGTTTCACGAATGATTTTCGCCATTTCTGCCGGCGTTGCGTCTGGGTGTGCGCGCATAGCTTCAAGTGCAGCGCTTTCGGTATTATGTAATTCCCATACGCTGAAATCTACTTGCGTTCTCCAGTCCCACGGATCTAACCCGCGACTTTCTGCGAATTTCAACAAACCTTTTTCGCCGTTGAGTCTATCACCAGTAAATTGAACCAAACCACGGGAACCGTAGCCGTCGCCACTTGTAACCGTTGTACTAAAACTACTTTCGGCGCCAATATTACCAGTCATGCCCGCCGCTTCAACGTCGCTTAATCCATTCATGCGGTATCGGTTGTATATATCCGCTTGGATATTACCGGTTTCACCTTCCATAGGTTGACCGCTTAAACCACTTTCGGAGTATTCCCGCGGTTCTACTGCATTAATTGGTTCTTCTGGTACCGGTACGTCGTCAAACGCATTATACATAACGCCCTCTTCAAGTTTTGGCGCATCTTTTGTAAAACGTTCGCCAATATCTTCAAATGCGTTAGATGCCTTTTCTTTGATGTGTTCCGCTGCACGCCCTACACGTTCACCGATTGCACCGCTTACTTTCTTAGGTGTTGCCCCGTGTATCATGGCAGCCGGTAAAAATACGTCGCCCCATAAGTTAGTAGGGTTCATGGCTATATTTTTAGCAAATTCCCCCGGATCATCAATCAAGCGTTCTACTGGCTCAGCAACAGGATCTACTAAAAGATTTTTCGCCGTGGCTACATATTTATTCCCTAAAATTCCGTCCGGTGCCGTTCCTTCGTTTTCTGCGGTTGCGTTGGCGTTATACATATCAATCGTATCACTTGCAATCGTAGGCGCGGCAAGGACGCCGGCAGCTATTCGCACAGGCGGTGGAACGTACGGCGTAATTGCCAGATATCCGGCCGGTTTACCAACTGCGGCGTTATAGGTTTCTACGTGCGCTTTACCTAACCCCGGCGTAGCATATTCGTCGATAAACTCCCCATTATCATCAAATTTAGAAAAGTTATCGCCATTAGCATCAATCGCATTGGCAGCACTTTTAGAATATTCATTACCTAGATTGTTCGCTTTGTTTACTACATCATCTTTCCAGTTGGTTAACGTATTGCCTACATTGTCGTTAATTTCTTTGCCGGTTTTATCAATCCATTCAATATTGTTTTTAACGCCATTAGCAACATATTCGGCATTATTTTTAACGCTATCCCAAAACGTAGGCTTGGGCGCGTTGCCTACGTCATAACCGTATTCGGTTGTTATATCTTCAAAGGCGTTACCGTTTCCAGCTGCCTTGCCGTATTGGCTTGTAATATCATCAAACGCACCCATAGTCTACCCCTTTATTTTTAATAAGACTTTAACCACGATTTATATTGACCGTATCCGGCCGCATCAAGTTCCGCTGCAATCTGATCATCACTCCAGCCTTGCGCTGAAAGTTCATTCATTCGCTTGGAAATTGCTGCTTGTTCTTCGCTTGAATAAGTAGGTTGCCGTTTAACTGTTGGCGTTCCAGCAGCACCACCACCGCCAGCAGTAGGCGCACCACTTAACGCGCTTTGTAACTGCCCGTAATAAGGGCTTTCAGTTTCTGCCTTGTCTGGGTTAGCTTTCACCCATGCGGTATGCTGCGCTGATAACGTACGCAATACTTGCGCATTATATCCACTAGTGCCGGACTGTGTAGCCGTTGCCGGTTTAACGTGCGTACCTACATATTTCATGCTGCCGTCTGTGCCAACAATATACGTTTTACCGTCCGGCATAACTTTAATGTTTTTCGCACCAAAGTTTCCGATGTTTTTCATTTGGCCGTCTGGCGTCATAACAATAACTTGACCGTTCGCAAATTGTTTTGTTTCAACCTTGCCATAACCGCCCATATCTTGAATAGTACCGTCGCCCATGTTGTAGCGTACAATATGGCCGTTTTGTGCGCTGCTAAACTTATAATCAGGTTTATCAAGTGCCGCAATACTGTTCAAGTTATTCATATCAATAGTACCAGCGCCAACTTTACCGGCTAGATAGTTATATCTTGCAACGGCTGGCGCCAACCCTTTAACCCGTTTTGTGTTATAGGTATCTACAACTGGGTTGCCGTCTTTATCCTGTGTAAATACAAGGCTATTCATGATTTGCTGGCGCATTGGTTCAAGCACTTTTTCTTGATATTCGTTGACTTGTTGCATATACATATTGTTAACGTCAGTTTGATATTGTTCGCTGGCTAGGCCTTGCGCCGTTTTAAAATCAAAACCGGCTTTAACTAGGGCCAACGTATTGGCCCCTAGTTGTTTACGTGCTTCGCTTGTTACGCTTGCTTTATCTGGTATAGAGTATTGGCCCGGCGCTTTATCCGC